ACCATCGTGGCCCCTGTCCATTATTCTACCCATGTTATATCCTCATTGTAAAGTATTTGACCAGACATAGTCAATTTGTTATGTGTATATTATATACTGTTTTGTTGTGTTTGTCAACCATTAGATCACTTTAATCCATAGTATAAATTGTTAAAAGATTATTTCTGCCAACCTTTTATGTATAACCACCTGTTTTGTTTAATTTAAGTATGACATGACCAGGTCCATCAAGTTCTACTTGTATATTTCTATCTGAATATACGTCATCTACAAATCCATCATAATCATAAGAACCTGAGTTAACTAAATAATAATGGCCGTGGACATTAGTACCACCTCGTTCTTTACGAGATACGTCAATATAGTGATTGTGTTTTACGCCCCAAAAGATTTCTTTGATTGCGACTTTAGCTGTAGCTGCATCAAATGTTTGACCATCTGAAATTAAATTAGCGATATCTAATTCTATAGTATCACCACTATTCTGCGTTTCGTAAATTTTTACGACTGCTTCGCCTTTAGTTCTTTTGAGATAGTGTATGTTTGACATTATGGAGTACCTTGAGAGTAACAATGATCGTAGAAGTCTTTATTGATTTCGCCTGAGATTGCCGTCTTACCTGTTTGTCGACATTTAATATAAGTCTTTTGAGTTCCGCCACTAGGTTTAGTAAATGTTCTAACACCTGCGGCTATTGTTCCTGGAGTATCTGAATATGTATCTGCAGCGGTTGCCGCGTTATCGTATTCCCAAGCTCCATTGCTTCCTTGTACTGTTACGAATGCCATTATTTTTGCCATCCTTTAATATATTTGTCTGAGAAGTTAGCAAGACTGAATCCCATACGATCAACAATCTTTAATGCATTCTTCCCATAATGGTCAATAGCAACAAACCCTTCTTGACCTGTTACTTCAAAACCTTTTGATGTTTTAAGCAACGTTTTAATACCTTCAACCTTATTTAATTTATCTATGATAACATATTTCATATCAACTAATAAATCGTATAAAGTAAATATTGTTTCTAACTTTGTCTTATTCTTTGGATCGGCAAATACTTGTAATGTTGCAGTTGCTTTATCCATTTGTGTTTTCTTACCAGCAGGAGTCTTACGCTTATCTGCTTCTTTCTGATAATATTGTTGTATGTATCTCTGTAACCCAATAACGAATGGTTTAACCGATCCGATACGTTCTCCTGCACGAACCTTTGTATTAATAAAGGTATTAATCTTTTGATTTAGATCTGCGTTTGTTCCTAACTCATTTAAAATCTTTGCATCTACTGTTCTGAATAATGAACCTGCTTTTGATAACATGGCTGTTAGAGAATCTGTCTCTGCCTTTGTCATTGTTGCCGTACCTGACTTATCCTCAAACGTTGCGTCTACATGCCAGACTGATTTAGTATTATTAAGTTTTGTTGAGATCGCCTGACCAAAACTTGCAGACATTGTCTCAAGAGTTGATCCTGAGTATGTTGTGTGCCAGACCACACCGATTTTGGATCCTGATATTTTTTTACCAAGGTCTGATGTTTTAGGTACCGCGTAAACAATGGTATTAGGATGGAAAGTAACACACGATTCTCCATCAATAGTTTCCGCTTTAAGATCGTCATTCGTATATAAGAAATCACCTTGTACTACTCCTTCAATTCCAAGCTTGGCTAATTCTTTCAAAGCAACTTTAAATTTGCTATTGAGTTCACCGCTTAGATCATTATCTATTTCTGCATCTGTTTTATATAATTTTGGAGTTTTATTAAATACTCCTTTCTTTGCGACAAAGAACTTTCCATCGGAAGGATCAATACCAGCAAAGATAGCAGGCGCGCCATCCCATTTAGTTGTTAAACTAACAGGAGCTGATGTATTACCCGATAACATATCTCTAATATGACGGATATAATTAATTACGTTTCTTGTACCTTTTACACCGCCATCTAAAACAGCATCTTCTAAATGCGTCATATGTAGATTGGCTTCGGCCTCTGTTATGTATTGGTTATAACTTTTCATTACGTTTTAAGCCTCAGGTTACCTTTGTGTTTGAAATCTATTTCTACTTCTCGCTTAACGAGTTTAGCAACGTCTTTAAGATCCTTTAAATTAGACCTCAAAACATCTGACATTAACTTGTCTTTAACATCTTTAAGTATTACATCAATAATAATGGATCTATTTGCCGTATAATCAGATTTCTCATTTAATCCACAATGTTCTTCTGCGTAGGACTGAATCCATTTCTTTGCTTTAGGATTTTTAATATTAGCTTTGGCAAACTTAGCTGCCCACTTATATCCATCCATGATTCCTTTTTCTATATCAGCATCTTGAGAATTATCAATTACCTTAAAGCTAGAACCGAACATACTATTGAATGAACCGATGTTCTTTTGTACTTCTTTCCATAATGTAGTAACTTGTTGAACTGGTAATGATCTTGGTCTTGCGTCATTACGCTTAATCGCAGTATCTAAATCTGTATTAACATAAATCATTCCAACGTCATAACCAAGTGTTCTTAATTCTTTTATTTGATTCTGTATCTTTGTTACGTTCTTGCCTGTACCATCAATCACTAATCCTAAACGACCACGTAAATAACCAGCCATTCTTGCATCTGTTAATTTCTTTGCTTTATCTCGAATCTCTTGACCTTGAGTTGAAAAGATAGTATCAGCATCCATTGTTAACTTAGCTTTAGTCATTGCTATTTCAAACGCATCGTCTGAATTAACAACTTTAAATCCATGAGCAGGTAATGCTGTTTTACCAACAATAAAAGATTTACCTGACCCAGGTCCACCTGCTAAAAAGATTGCTTTGAATATCGCAGGATCGTTTGGTCCTTCGTCTACAAATGTTTTAAAACTCTTCATAGTTCAATACTTCCTGGTATACCTGTTGCTGATTTAATATCGACTCCTAAGAAGGTCATTAGAGAGGCAAACATTTTCTTTCCCATCTTTGCGATCTTTTTAAATACAGCAGTTATTTTAGAAAGAACCTTTTTAACAGCTCCTTTAACTTTATTTACAAACGCAGTACCTTTATCTCTTGCCCAATCACCGGCTTTCTTTAACATATCAAGTGGTCCTTCGTTTAGAAAATCTTCAACTAACATTAAACCGTCAAGTTGTTCCATTTCAGATAACACAATACCTCTTAGTGTTTCTGATTCTTTAATACCTAAACGTAATGCTGAATAGGCAGGAGCGCCACCGCCGCCTGATTTAAATGAAACGACAGGTTTAACTGTTTGAGCATATTTAACAATGATAGGATCTTTGATACTGTTAATAGGTTGTACTTCAATATCACCAGTTAATGTAAACTTACCTAATAGATTAGCTGCGGCAGGAGAACCTGCACTACCAAACTTATGATTACCAGTTGCTGCCTCAAATACAACATGTTTACTAAATAAAGCGTTAACTGCTGTATCTTGATTGATAAGACCTTCGAGCATTTTAGTTAATTCTCTATTGCCTTTATCTTTCTTTTGGAAATCAATCACTGCATCAGTCTTTACACCGGCCTTTGATTGTTTACGTAAATCACCAGCAGCAACTCTTGATACTAATGAAGACATATTTGTTTCCATCGTTTCAACTAGTTTATTTGCCATTGCTCTATCTTCACCCATTTCAGACATTGCTGCCTTAACGATTGCGATAGCTTCTGATTTAGTTGGTGAAGCAAGTTGAGATCCACCTGCTTTCTTTAATGATATCTTTTCTTTAAAATCAGAAGAAGCAATATCAGTCTTTGGCGTTTTATTCTTAGCACCTGTTTCTTTCCATATAGGTCCTAAACTAATAGATCCCATACCTCGACCAGTTTGTACTAATTGTTTTGCCTTTAATTGTTTATTAAAGTTATCTGCGATCTTATCAGCAACATCTGTATAGTTACCGAACTTCTCTGCTACAGCAATTGTTTCTGGATCTGTTGATTTACCATTGAGTTTATTGTAAGCATAAACAATTACATCTTCCCATTCAGCACCAGTAGGTGGAGAACCAGAAGCCTTCACATGAGTAAAGGAACTTGATTTGAAAGAAGTGGATCCTTTGATATGAATTACTTTACCGTTTGGAGCCTTTAGGTATTTTTCTGCAGGTCCATCACCATACGTATAGTCAGCTTTGGTCGCTGCTATAATCTCGAAGTGATCTCCTGGATTATAACCTAAAGCAGATAGTTCTTTGAAGCCCTTTCCGTTATAAGCAACTTTATGTCCTATAACATAGTCAGGCTTTAGAAAACTAGCTTCTGCTAAAAAAGAATTGAAGCTCTTCATGTTTACCCTATTAAAATTAGTATATATCTAGAGTTTATTTATACAGATACTCAAGTTAAAGCTACATCTCCAAATACGTTTTTACCGCCAGGCTTGCGTTTGTTCAATCTCATACCAATATCGGTCTTATCGAAGACAGGACCGTCATCATCATATGAGTTCTTTTTTCCTGGCTGGCCACCACCTCCAGATGGACCATCTAAATTGATATTGTCCTGAGCTGATTCTTCGAGTTCATAGATCTTCATCTTTGCTCTCTCGATACCAACAAGGAATCGACGATAGTAACTGATGTCTCCCCAACGATTCTTCAACTGCTTGATCATCAGCTGATTCATTTCGTCAAGATACTCAGAACTAACCAGACCTAATATACAATCAGCCGTATGAGTAATACCCATTGACTCAGATGTATTTGTTAGATCAACGTCAGAGTTACCATACGCGTCTCTGTTATATTGAGAAGATGTAACGACTGCACAATTATATTCCATTGCCAATCCGCGAACTTCTTCTGCAATTGATTTGACTAAGGTATAACTATTTGCAGCTGCAGCACCTTTAACTCGAGCAGATGAACAGATGTTCAAGTAATCGAGAAAGATAACATCAGGCTGAAAGTTCTTTTTGAGTTTCAACTCATTCAATAAATGTCGGAAGTGACCACTATGAGCAGAACCTGTAGGGAACTCTTTAATCACCAGTTTACCTGTTGTCTTTGTTTTATATCGGGCCATGCGTTTCTCAAATACATCACGAGGTACTTCACCGACTTCGTCGAGAGTAATATCCATAATGTTTGCGTCAATACGACGACCGATTTCTTCAGCAGCCATTTCCATTGTAATATACAGAACATTCTTTCCATACATCAAATGATTTGCTGCCATATGACATTTAAGTAAAGATTTACCACCACCTGTCGTTGCCAACAGTACGGTCATAGATTTACGAGGTATGCCACCCTTTGTAATTTTGTTTAAGATTTCAATGTCAAACGGTGTACGTTCTTCAACTCTGTGATAGTGATCATAACGATCATCGGTATCTTCAAGGAAGTCATGACCAACTGATTGGTCAAAATTGATACCTAGTGAATCCGAGAGCAATCCTGGGATTGCCCCCTTATCCATTCCGTCGTTGTCTTGACCATCAAGAATCAGAATTGCTTTACGTATACTATTATATAAATCTTTGTCTTGACAAAACTTTTCTGTTTCATCAACCAAAAATTCCATATTGGTCTCAGCATCAATTGACATACTATCAACTAACTGGTGAACACCTTGATACGTATCTTCGTTCAGATCCTTGCGTTTATCAACAGCAATCTTTAAAGCTTCAAGTGAAGGCGGCTCCTTGTACTTTTCCATGTACTCAGAAGCCGTTTCAAATACTTTGCGAAGTACGGTGTCATCGAAGTAATCTTCTTTTAAATATGGAAATACCTTACGGCAATAATCCTCATTCAGTATCAGATTCGATAAGATCGTCTTCTCGAGCATTGTGTCCCTCCACGTTTTGAAGTTTGTACTTGCGTTCTACATATTTACCAAACGATTCGTTTAGACATAATTCTTTGAAGAAATCATCATCAACTTCAATATCCTTACCTCTACGTTTCGGTTCAATAATTTCACCAGTCTCGAGATCAGTTAGATTATACCAACCTTGAGTAGCTTTTTGAATATGACCGGACTCAATCGCAAGATCCATTAAGGAACTATTCTTTTGAATACCTGAATCATATAATACCTTGAACGGTAACTTTGCTTTCTCTTTTACATATCTTGACTTTTCGATATTAATGGTAAACTTCCAACCTGCGAGGTCGGTACCTTCTTTCTCTTGAGCCTTAGATATAATAAAGATCTGATTAGCAGAATAGTAAATACCTGTACCACCTGATATAATGTTCTTAGGAAATAACCCAATCTCTTTATATGTATGGTTAACTGCGATACAAGGAATATCCTTTGTCGTCAGTCTAGGTGTAATGATTCTGAACAATGACTTAAGAGCTTTTGCTCTCGACATATCAGCAACTGATTTCTCATTCAATGCATCCTCAACTTCTTTCTTTGAAGCAAGGTTACCGATTGAGTCAATCATTACCATTACGTTGTCACCTTTACCTACTTCATCTAAACGTCCAACAATATCAAACTTTAATTGTTCAACATCTTCAATCGGAATATGAAGTACTCTACTGGTATCAATATCAAAAGATTCTAAATACTCTGGTGTAATACCATATTCAGAATCGTATAACAAAGCAATTCCTTTCGGATACTTTTTCAAATAAGCCTTCATACAGTATAAGCCGAGTAAAGTTTTGAAACTTTTAGATTCTCCTGCTACAACTGTTAGACCTGGGATAAGACCACCTTTCAACGAACCACTAAATGCAATATTTACAATTGGTAGTTCTGTTTGAATAGGATCCTTATCTTTAAAGAAAGCTGAATCATTTAGAGCAGATGCCTGCTTTACTGATCCTGCCTTCAACATTTTATCGAGTAAACTCATATTTTATTCTCCACTTAGAATTTGATGTAACTTATCGGCAAACGCATCAAGTTTCTCATATCGGTTTGGCCAATATATGTAATCCTTTTCTGGGTTTGCTTTTAAGTTATTCAATAGCGGTACAACCGCATCATAAATTAATTGTGCCTTAGCTGCGCTCGACTCAGCAGAAGCTGCAGTTGTAGTAACTGCTTCCTTTGCCTGTTGAACGACTTCAAGCTCATCGGCGTCAACAGCTGTGAAACCAAAATCAAAGTCGAGAATGGTTGTTTCTTTTTCAATAGTCATAAAGACCTCCTAAAAAGTGGGGACCTTGCGATCCCCCACAGTTATTAACTACGTGCCAATTCCTTAAATATACTAAGGTCATCATCATCATCACTAGCGGACGATCCAACTGATGGTTCGGCGGTTGCCATTACCGGTTCAGAAGTATCATTTGACATACTGGATAAATCCAGTTCATCAGCCGTTTCAACAACCGGTGCCGAAGCAGTCGGTTCATCATTCTGTAAATCAAGTACACGATACATTTTAGTTTTTAGTTCTGCGTAAGATTTGAAATTACCTTCAGATACTAAATCCTGTAGAGAATGTTGTTCTCCCCAAATTCTTTCGAGTACTTCATCATCCTCGGACAATGCAGACGACGGATCGAATTCAGATTTATCGTAGTTCGGATAACCTTCGAACTGTCTGATCTTTAGACGAAAGTTTGCACCTTCCCATAGATCAAACGGATTGGTTGGTTCTTCATCTTCAAAAGTTGGATTCATTAAATCATTCAACTTATCAAAGATCTTTTTGCCGAACTGGTACATGAATACTTTACCTTCATTCTCAGGATTCGCGCCATCTTTAACAACATAGATGTTAGCAGTATACTTCAGCCTACGCTTCTGT